GCTCAGTGGCGCAATGGGCGTGCCCACACTGACGCTGGAAATAGCCATTTATTCAGCCACCTACGAGCAGGCCCGCCGCGTGGCTGACGCTGTGCGTGGCGTTCTGGATGGGTGGCACGGCGAGGCTTATTCTGTAAGTGTGCTTCAGGTGTCGCTTGAAACCGAAAGCGATGATTTTGTCACGCTCGAAGGCGGCGACTTACCACCCGTTTACCAGATCACTTTGACGCTCGACATACTCTGGCAGGAGACTTGAAATGGCCACAACCCCACATGCAGGTGCAGGCACGACGTTCACGTTTAATGGCACTGGTTTTACCGTCACAAACATCACCTACAGCGTCAGCAGCGGGGCAACCGAAGAACTGGACGTTTCGCACCTTGGCCAGACAACCGGCGCAACTGTGCTGACCATGAAAAAGCCATTGGTAGGATCGCCCTCTGGCGACACGGGCAATGAAGTCACCATGGACTATCACGGCTCTGTGCCTGTTGTGGGCGGCAGCAGCGGCACGCTGACGATCACGGGTGGCATCGCGTACTCAGGCGTAGCCACTTGCTCATCGTCCAGCGTCACTGCCACGGTCAACGAAGTTATGAAGGGCACCGCGACGTTTAAGGTGGCGTGAGGTCATTACATGGCCACACCATCCACAGGCATCGTGGTGAGCTTCAACGGCGTTGCCGCGTCAGAAGTCACCGAGCTTCAATGGACGTTTGGCGGCTCCATGCCGCAAGGGCGCAACACAACGTGGGTGCCCAACTTTGGCACCGCCACCATTGGCATGATCGGCAACAACGTCAGCAGTGCACTGCGAGGCGTCAGAGGCCCACTGGTGGTGACGGGTGGAGGTTGCACGCTCAGTACAATGGCTGTGTGTACCGGCATTTCAATCACCGCAGAACTCAACGGCGTCACGAAATACACAGTGTCGTTTGAGTTTGTCGAGTCAACGGAGTACCCCTTCTGATGGATCTTACAGCAGCACAAATAATTGAAGCCAGCGACTTGGCCGCACTCAAGGTGACGGTTAATGAGTGGGGCGGCGGAGACGTTTACATTCGCCTTATGACCGTAGGCGAGCGCGATGCACACGAGCTTGAGTGGCTCAACAACAAGGAAAAGGGTGTCGATAACTTTCGCTCAAAGTTCCTTGCACGGTGCTTGAGCGACGCCAAGGGCGTGCGGCTGTTTTCGGATGCAGAGGTGCCGCTACTTTCAAAGAAATCTTGCGTGGTGATGCACCGACTGTGGACGCAGGCCATGGCTCACAACGCCTTGAGTGAAGAGGATGTGCAGGCGATAGCGGGGGAATGAATGCCCGTCCGACGCTGCAATTCAAATTGCGTCTGGCGGGCCACTTGAAAAAGACGTTGGCAGAAATAGATCAGATGAGCAGTTTGGAGTTTTCGCAGTGGATTGCATGGGCCAGATTCTTTCAACCGCTTGACGATCCGTGGGCGCAGACGGGACTGCTGGCGAGCGCATCGCTGGCACCGCACTGCGGCAGACGGAAGGCACCGACACCGCAGGATTTCGTACCGCTTGAACGTGCCCCAATGCACAAAACGCAAATCAATGATGTGCTTCGGCAGATGCAGCGAGACATAAATGGCAAAAAGTAAAGCAGTCTCAATAGCGATCACAGCCAACTCTACGAGTATTCGTAGTGAGGTTGAAAAGGTCAACAAGACGCTAGACACGCTGGGGCACTCAGCAAAGAAGGCTGCGCATGACGTTGGCGTCCTGAAGCACCTAGAGTTTGCTCACATCGGCCTTGAGGGCTTGCACCTCGGTGGCGAACTGATCATGGGCATTGGCGAAAAGATTTTCTCAATGGCCGAGAGGATCACAGAATCGACCAAGCGCATCAGCGACATGAGCAAGAAGACTGGCATCGGCGTTGAGGCGTTGCAGGGCTACGGCCTCGCTTCCAAGCTGGCCGGCGTTGACGTTGAGACATTCGCCAAAATGATCAACAAGATGGAAGCCAACATCGGCAAGGCGACAGTGGGTGGTGGGTTTTCCGATGGGCTGAAAGAGATTGGCATCTCGCTGGCCGACCTGCGGGCACTGTCCCCGGAGAAGCAGTTCGATGCGATTTCAACCGCGATTGGCGAACTGCCGACATATGCAGAGCGGGCTGCTGCTGCGGTCAGGATATTCGGCAAGGCCGGTGCAGAACTGATCCCTGTGTTCCTCGAAGGCGAACACCACCTCGGTGCATTGTTTGACCGGGCGCAGGCGTTGGGCATTATTCTGAGCGATAAGCAGGTGAGCAACATCGCGGGGATGGATGACGGTTTTAAGATGGTCTCCGCAACCATTGATGGCATAGTTGGTCAGGTGCTTGGCGACCTTGCACCAGCTGTTTCAAACGTCCTTGAGGGAATGCTGAAGTTTGTCGAGGCCCAGAAGGGCGCAAACGGTGCAGTCGGCGGGGCAGCACTGGCGCAATCCATCAGCGATGGGATCATCAGTGGTGCGAGGTACTTCCTGCAAGGTGTGCAGTCGCTGGAGAAAGTGTTCCTCGACTTCCTCGTTTCGCTCGGCAGTATTGGTCTGGCAACGCTCTCTCCGCAGCAAACAGAGCTTGTCAACGCTAGGGCGCAGAATAACACTGAGGGAGTAAGGCAAGCCCGAAACAGGGGCAACGATAGCCAGGGACTAGTGGCCGATGCCGAAAAAAGGTTAGCAGCAGCTGAAGCCGCAATTGGTTCTATGGGCGTGCAGGTGGCAATCGACTTCCTCGACAATTTCGCCAACGGAATCAAAGAGTCCCGCAAGGCCGCGTCAGCTGTGGAAACGATGGTGGCCGCTCTTCCGGTTGGCATTGGCGACACGCCCGAAGCAAAGGCCTCCCGCAAGGCGCAGATGGCAGCAGACATCAAGGCCGCTACTGAATCCGCAACGGCCGTTGCAAAGGCCGTTGCAAAGGCTCAGGAGGATGCCACATCTCGCGTGCAGGGACTCCAACCCAAGGACGAAAAGGCCCGCGTCACGTTCCTCAAGGACATTGCAGCGGTCAACGTCACGATTGCCGCAGCAGAGACGGCAGCAGCTGCCGCACGCAAGGCTGGAGACGCTGACGGCATCAAGGCCGCAGAGGAGCGTCTGTCGCTGGTCTACGAGCAAGCTGGCGTGGCGGTGCAGATCGCCAACCAGAACCGCAAAGAAAAAGAAATGGCGGTACTCAAGACACGAAGCGACCTGACGAAGCAGGCCGACGAAATCAATAACACGCTTAGGTTTGATCTGGCTTCGCCCAGCCGGGCCGCTCTTGTGGCCAACGACGTGCGCACCTCTGCCGGTGCATCGCAGGTGTCATCGTTTCGACGCATGGAGGACGACCCTGCATTGGACGAAGCACGGGCTGCAACCAAAAAGCTCGAAGAGATTAAGCAGAAACTAGACGCTTTGAACCGTGAACCTGTGGACATGTTATGAGCGCATTTCTACAACGCGAAATTCTGCCGAGAACAATGACGCACAAGTTTGGCGACAGCCCAACTGCCGAGCGTCGTTTTGTTGTCAGCACCGATGGCGAGACGGCCCAGCAAGACGTGCTGGCACAGGTTGGCATCTATCACCTTTCGCCACATCCTGAGTGGCCGTTTCTGTCAGTGCTATCTATTTCAGCCACAGAGACAGACCCTTACCACTCAGAGATAACGTATTCATATGGCATGCCTGCGCAGGAGGATGCCAACCCAAATCCTCTGGCACGGCCTGACGTGTGGAATTTCTCTGCGGGTGGCTCAAGCGTGCCGGCAGCAGACTACTTTCAGGGTGCTGGCAACGCAACTTTAAAGCCACTGGTCAACGCCGCTGGGGACACGTTTGATGGCGTCACCAAAACAGAGGCAGAGCTGACCGCAACAATCTCTGGCAATCGTGCCACCTTTGATGTGGGCTTAGCGGCACTTGTGACCAACTGCATCAACGATGGCGGCTACCTTGGAGGCGCAAAATATTCTTGGCTCTGCACCGGGATCAGCGGCGTGCAGGCAACGGAGATGGTCAACGATGCGGAGCTTCGCTACTGGCAAGTGGGCGTCACGCTGATCTATCGACAAAGCACGCACCTGTTAAAGCTGGCAGACGCTGGCTTTAATTTCCTTGAGGCTGGAACAAAGAAAAGGTGCTTTATCGTTGACTCTGAAGGCACCAAGGTGGCATCGGCCAACCCAATGCCACTGGATGCGGCGGGTGCCCTTCAGGCACCGGGCGTGGATGTCAGAATCATCGAACGGCGCATGCACCCAGAGATCAATTTCCAAACGTACTTCGGCGTGCCACCTTTCTAGGAGTCTTTCCATGGCAGATATCAACTACGCAATTTCTGGCCAGATCACAAAGGGCGCATTAACGCAGGCCTTCGGCGGCTCTGGCATCACTGCCACCATCGCCACGGCGGGCTTGCTCAGCGTGACGCTCAACCTTGGCACCAGCGTCACCCAAATCAGCACGACCTCACTTGGTGCACTGGGCCTCTGCTTCGCACGCTCACTCACCACTGTGGCCACGCATGTGGTCTCTATTGGTCGCTACGACGGCACCACGCTCCACAGTGCCGTACAGCTGCGTGGCGGCGAGGCCGCTGTGCTACGCCTGGCACCGGGCAACTATGCGGCCAACGCAGCCGTGGCCAACAGTCGTTGTGTGGTCACCATCACCGAGGGCTGATCATGGCCCAAAAGCCCGATGGCAAACCGGCGAAGAGCGTGGCGGTGACGTTCACCCGTCCCGCAGCGGAACGCATTGCGCACGTTGTGCGTACCGTGGAACGCAGCGGGCGTGACACGAAGGGGCCGAACTGGAATCCGCGAATGGAAGGCGGCGGCGGCAGCGGCGCAATCCGGCTGTGCACCTTTACAGGGCAATGGCTAATCCAAGACACCAAGAACGTGCGATTTGCCAGCGACACAAATGCCACGGCATCGGTCATAAATCTTTTGTTTTCCGTTGGAGATTCCTGCACCGCACAAAACGCCTACGTTTCTTTAGTCACAGATCCTGACCAGCCAGTCGATGTGAAGTACCACCTGATCAACGTCGAGCATTATGAAACGCCCATCGTAACAAACATCTCGCTTGGCACTGCCGCCATTGAGTTTACGCGAAAGCTGGCGTGGCTCCCCTACCCCGGCGTCACCGCTGCCCAATTCATCAACATTTCCACGGCAACCTCATGCTGATAATCAACGGCGGCATCGCGATGCTCAACGGGTTGCTGCTGGCAAGCTA